TATTCCCAATTTGCTGCTATCCATTCAGTCATTGTATTCTCCTATTAGAATTGTAAGATTGCGTAATCATATTTTAGTGTTAATTGAATTTCTGCGGGGTCACTTGATGCATAATCCATATCACCAAAGTTTGCAGTTTCAATATAAGTACCTTTTAATGTCCATTCTTCTACTACGTCACCAACTGGTCCTAGCATATTGAATGTAACATCTTTTTTATAAAAATCTGAGTATCCATCACGACCTGTTACTGATTCGTGTGATAACCTAACCCATTCCATAACCGCTTGTGCACCACTTGGAACTACTGGATCATAAAGTGTGACCTCAACAGGCTGCCATGAACCTTTACCCTTGATGTATCTTTTTACATTAATATGGTCTAAAACAATCTCTTCGAACTGAATACTTGGTCTGTTCGCTGTTTTAACTAAATATGATGGTATACCTTCTATATACATGATGAACCGATTCTTTGTTTTCGGTTCAAACGGTGTGAACATAATTTCTGAAGGATCTAATGTAGCCATTCTTTGTTCTCCTAAAAAGTCTTTTGTTTGTACTCATAAATAAATATCAAATAAAGAAATTTTAAGTAAAAAAGAAAAACCCCAATCGAAATTGGGGCTTCTCATTATACGTTACATCTATTTATAAGTCAGACTTATTCAGGAAATGTAGCACCTGTTGGTTGAACGACAAAATCGAGTACAATAAACTCAGCCGTTCGTGTTGGTTGAATAAATATCTGACCAACTAATTGATTTCTATCCACAATATCTGGAGTATTATTGGAATCATCCATTACTACTCTAAATGCACTTAAACCACTATTAGATTGTACTTGTTCAAGATAAGGATTTACAATGTTCAAGAAACGATTTCTTAGTGCTTGAGTATTTTGTTCAAATACTAAGTATCTTGATGAACTTGCAATAAACTTTCTTAATGCAATTAACAACCTACGAACATTGATTCTATCTAATGCTGATGGTTTAGATTGTAGTGTTTTCTGTCCAAATACTACCACACCTTGACCAGGGAAAGAAGCGATTGGATTGATTCTGTTCTCATACAAATCATCTCTCTCTGAATGTGTTAGTCTTGTCTTAGCTTCTAATACCGTAGTTAAACCACCACGATTCAAACCAGCTGGAGCGAACCATTCATGTGATACTTGGTCTGTAAAACTGATAACACCAGGTATTACTACTGAAGGTGGCACCCATACAGGACTATTTGTTTCCCTATCTACAATTTTTACCCAGGGGTAATAAACACCAACATAATTTGTATCTAATGTTTTAATTGTTGACTTTACAGTATCAATTGAATCAGAGTATGCTGTAGCATCCATTATATAGAAAGCATCTGCTCGAGTTTCCGTCTTAGATATTGCGTGATTAGTTATCGTTGAGTGTAATCCATGAATCACACCAGGTGTTACCAATAGATTAATATCAAACTCATCAGGATTACTTATAGCGTTAATAGCCCTCTTATATCCAACTGAACCACTAGCAGAAGAATCTGATAAATCAAATCCTTGTGTATTAGTAGATGAAATATCTGGACCTACCGAGAACGGAGTTGCTGGATTGCTTCCGTCAAATCCCCATTGGAAAGGTATTGTGAATTTTCTCTGTGCAATCGCTGAATTTGTAAGTGATATTAACTCTGTTCCATCTGCAAAAGTAGAAGCTAATGTGCTTGCATCAGCGTGACCTAACATATTTTCAAGAGACATAGTTACATTATTTCCCACATTTGCAGCGTTTGGTATTGGACCTAAGTAATTTTGACTATCTGTAATACTAAAGTTGAAACCATAGAAAACAGTTGAATCATAATCATTACTTGCATTTGTTTGTTGTATTCTAAATGAAGCTGAAGGTACATTTGTAGTTCCTGGAACAGTATTATATACTGCTTTGAATCCCATTGGAATTACACTTTTTGGAAACCTAAATACTCCATCTTCTACCATATCTGCATAGTCACCGACTCTGACATATTTACTCAAGTTAACGAAATCACCATAATAGGTTAATTTACCATCTGAGTCTATCTCAACCCATCTATCACCAATTCGTTTAGCAAAAAAGTTTGGTGAAATTGGGTCAAATGTTAAATTATCAAATTGTTCTAATATATTATCATTATCTATGTTACCAGGATTATGTATTCGTACTTGTATTGAGAATGAACCAAAATCTGAACCAGCAATATCCGTATCTGGTTTTATATTTAGTATATTAACTTTGTAAGAACTGTTTATATCACTACCATGTGAACGAGTGTAAACTCTAAATAAACTAGACCTAGACCCATTGGATAGTTGTGATTGAATATACGGTGTTCTTCCAAAACTATATGAATTATTACCAGTAAAGGTACTAGCATTACCCTTTGTATCATATGAGGTTGAACCAAATTTAAAATCAAATCCAACTCCAGATGCACCATCGTGTTTTACTACTGAAGCAGAGGCAAGGGTATCGACATCACCGACTAGCATACTAGCTTGTTTAAAAGCTTTGTATACATAGACAGATGAATCATTACCACCTGACTTTGATGATTGTGGGTCTTCACTTATTACGTTAGTAATATAATTTGCACTTGAAGTGTTAAATGATAGTGCATAATTTTCGGGTGTTGTATCACTTCCTGAAACTTGTAGACTAAAGGCAGTCCAAGTACCTGCTCCTAATGTTCCAGCAGCATTACTCGCACTAGTATATGTCGATGCAATATCAGCAGTTCCATTCCCACCACCCCTTGATGGTGCAAGTATTGCCAATGAATGTGTCGCTATACCAGTTGCACCATCATTTGACATAAATGATGCGGATAACGTTGCTGAATAAGCAACTAATTCAAGTGCATCTGCAACATAACCACCGATACCAAGTACCCTGACTATTGTTACGACTCCTGCACTTCTTAAATATTGTTCTACTGTGTATGGTGTGTAAAATCTTCTATCAACTCCGCCAAACATCTCTTCAAATTCTTGAAAATTTGAAATTTGAGTAGGTGTGAATGCTGGGCCTTTTTTAGTTGGGCCAATAATTGCTGCACCTATTTCACCGATTGCTTGAGGGAGGAATGAAAGATCTCTTTCACGGGTAAATACACCAGGCGAAACGATTCTCTCTGCCATTGTAATTCTCCTAATTAATTTTATATACTAAATCTTTGAATAAGCGTGATTATTCTATAATAAGTATGATATAGCTTTCCTAAAATGTATTATTTAGGGGTTTTTTTTAAATTAATTGTTAAGTTGATGGTGTAAATACACCTGTTTTTGGATCAAGTTGACCAGGACCATATTTTTCGTTTAAAGTTTTAACAATATCACGTTCTTCTTGTTGAACTGTCTGATATTCTGTTTCAACTTCTTCAGTACGAATATTGAGAGCATCAATCTGTTGATTCAATAATATTTTTTGAACTGCAAGTTGTCCTAAGACGTTTTGTTTTTCTCCGTAATTAGTTTGTAACGATTGTAATGATTGTAGCTCTTCATCTGTGAATTTTAGTTCTTTAGATTCTTCTACAACGTTTGTTTCTTCAGCCATAACTATATTCTCCTATATTTTTATAGTCTCGTGTTTAAATAAATATCATATTATATTTGTAAATAAACTTTTTTTTTATACTTCCATAACCTTATATAAACGGTCTGTATCATCAGAACCTGTTAGTGCATTCATCTTTGTAGTAGCATCTGCTTGTGCATCACTACCACTATACTCCCATATTTGCTCACCACTACCACTTAGTTTAGCAACGTAAATATCACGTGATGCCCATTCTGGATCTGTCCAAGTTTCACCATTTCTATCCACACTTGATGTTGGTGATGGTAATAATTGTTTAAATATTCTATATGGCATTATATTCTCCGTTTAATATAAATATTAATTTTTTAATTCTTCAATTCTTTTTGCTTGTTCTTTTACTTGTTGTGATAATTCTTGTACTGCTTTTATAAGTGGAGCTACAAATTGAATATAATCAGCTCCAAGTTTGTCAGGGTTATCGGTTTTTATTCCTGCAAAATCTTCGTTACCTGAATCTTTTAGAACAGTTAAAACTTCTTGAGCTATAATACCATATCTTTTCTTACCATCATCTTTATTTTTTTTATAGTCATACTTAACTGGTCTTATTTTATTAATAAAACTGAGTCCTAAATCTGTATCTTCTACATTCTTTTTAAATCTTGCATCAGATGTATTAATAGTACCATTCGCATATAAGACAGCTGCACCATCTTGAGCTGCATAAAGTCTTTCACAGGCTGCATTACCAATAACTGCGAAGTTATTTCCTTGTCCTGTAGCACCAGAACCGATTACTATTTGACCACCACCTCCAGCTGCAGATGGGTCGGTTGCGTGACCAATACAAGTATTATCATCTCCAGTTGTAATAGCATCACCTGCTTTTGCACCTATACAAGTATTTGAATTCCCGTCTGTCATAATTTTAGCAGCTTCCCAACCAAAAACAGCATTATAATTTGCACTATTTCCACTTGCGGTTTTATATGCATCGTGACCCACAACACAGTTGTAATCGCCTTGGTCTGAAGCAAGACCAGCACTTCTACCAATATAAACATTTTGACCACCGACTGTATTTGCAGCCCCAGCATCTGCTCCTATTACAACATTATCTCCTCCGGTCGTAATTGATGTTAAGGCATCAGTACCAATTCCTACATTACCACTATTACTTTGATTGATTACTCCATATCCAGCTTCGTAACCTAACCATGTATTGTTTGTTCCTGTTACATTAAAATAAGCAGTATAACTACCAACCGCTGTATTATGTGATACTTCATTATCTCCGTCCATAGCCTGTTTAAAAAGTGAACCTAACCCAATGGCTACTGAACCATTACCAAGAACTTCATCGGTTAAAGCGTCTTTACCCACAGCCGTATTAGATGTTCCTATGGTGAGTTTATCTAAACTATTATGTCCAACAGCTACATTATTACCACCTGTTGTATTTGCATACATCGCATTTCCACCTAAAGCTACATTCTGTGAAGCTGTACTTGTTCGAAGAGTTGATGTGCCTACTGCTACATTAACCTCACCTGATGTAACTGTAAGCAACGAGTTGCTACCAATAGCTGTATTATGAGCTCCAGTAGTAACAGCTAACAACGCATTTGAGCCCATTCCAACATTATCAGTCTCTGCTCCAGAGGCTCCTTTACCAGACTTAAATCCAACATATGTATTGTTAGCACCTGTTGTAACTTTTCCAGCTTCAAATCCTACCGCTGTATTACCATCTACAGCTACCATAGTTGAGAGAGCT